AACCAAACTTTGTTAATTACATGTTCAAGGAGGACATGATTTCTGATGGAATCGAAAATTGCGTTCAGTACATACATAATTTTAATCCTGAGAAATCCCAAAATCCTTTTGCTTACTTTACGCAGATTATTCATTATGCGTTTCTCCGCAGGATCCAAAGAGAGAAACGTCAACTAGAAATTAAGAATAAAATTATTGAACGATCTGGTTACAGTGAGGTGTTTGACGACAACAATACCCTTGACGGATCGAACTATTCCGACTATAATCAAATTAAGGATAATGTCCATTCCAAACTGCGTGGTTGATGAAAGTTGCTATCATTACCGATCAACACTTTGGTTGTCGTAAAAATTCTAAATTATTTCACGACTACTTTCTAAAGTTTTATAATGATATTTTCTTCCCTTATTTGGAAGAGAATAATATCACCACTATTATTGATATGGGTGATACTTTTGATAGTCGTAAAGGTATTGACTTTTCTGCACTGGCATGGGCAAAGAATAATTACTATGATCGATTAGAAAGCATGGGTATCCATGTGCATACGATTGTTGGAAATCACACAGCATACTATAAGAATACTAATGAAGTAAATGCTGTAGATTTGCTTCTTCGTGAATATGATAATGTTACTGTATATTCTGAAGTAACTGAAGTTGAAATTGGTGGTCTACCCTTACTTTTGATTCCATGGATTAATCAAGATAATGAAGAAAAAACTTTCAAAATTATTAAAAATTCAACTTGCAAAGTCGCGATGGGGCACCTTGAACTCCAAGGATTTAGAGCTCATAGGGGATGCATCATGGATCATGGTCATGAGAGCAACTTATATTCAGAGTTCACCAAAGTCTACAGCGGGCACTACCACACTAGATCGGATGATGGACGGATCTTCTACTTGGGAAATCCATACGAAATGTTCTGGAACGATGTCGGTGATCGGAGAGGATTCCACCTCTTTGATACAAAAACTACGGAACACACTCCGGTAGATAATCCATATAGAATATTTTATAATATCTACTATGAAGATACTAATTATCAAACCTTTGATACTAGAGAATATGAGAATAAGATTGTAAAGGTAATTGTTAGACAGAAATCTGATATCAAAAAATTTGAAAAGTTTATTGACAAACTGTATGAATCAAATGTCTTTGAATTAAAAGTTGTAGAAAACTTTACTATAGAAGAAGCAGAAGATTTTGAAGCATTTGAATCAGAGGACACGCTCTCTATTCTAAACAGATATATTCAAGAAGCTGAAATTAATCTTGATAAGTCTAAACTTCAAAACTTTATGAGGAAGACTTATCAAGAAGCATGTGAGTTAATTTGAAATGTATATTCTGACAATCCATGGCAAAGAAACGGATGGTGCATATTCTGTAAATGATGAAGATGGTGAACAAATTCTTTATTTGTTTGAGGGAGAGGATGATGCAATGAGATATGCTATGATGTTGGAAGAAGATGGTAGCCCTGACATGCATGTCATTGAAATTGAAGATGAAATAATGCTCAAAACTTGTGAACTGCATGACTATAAGTACACAGTGATCACTGAAAATGAACTTGTAATTCCTCCTGAAACTGAACATGATTTTATTTGAGAAAGTACGTTGGAAAAATTTTCTTTCAACTGGTAATCAAGATACTGAAATTAATTTAAATAATCACGCTACCAATTTAATTATTGGTACTAATGGTGCAGGTAAAAGTACATTGCTAGATGCATTGACCTTTTCTTTATTTGGTAAACCTTTTCGTAAAATTAATAAACCACAACTTATCAATTCGGTCAATGAAAAAGATTGTAGAGTTGAAGTTGAGTTCACTGTCGGCACAACCAATTGGAAAGTAATTAGAGGAATTAAACCAAATATTTTTGAGATCCATAAAGATGGATCTCCAATGAATCAATCTGCAGCAACAAATGACCAACAGAAGTGGTTTGAGCAGAATGTTCTCAAGATGAATTATAAGTCATTTACTCAGATTGTAATTCTTGGTAGTAGCACGTTCGTTCCTTTCATGCAACTTTCTGCATCTAATCGTAGAGATGTGATTGAAGATCTTTTAGACATTCGCATTTTCTCTACGATGAATAATGTTATAAAAGAAAAGATACGTGCTATAAAAGAAGAACTCAAAGTATTGGAACTTAAAAAGGAATCCTTGAATGATAAGGTTCAGATGCAAAAGAATTTTATTGAAGAATTAGAAAATAGAGGAAAAGAAAATATTAAAAATAATGAAACTCGTATCAATCAACTTCTCACCGAAGAAAATACTTTGATGAATGATAATGCTTATATTGAGGAAGATATTTTTAAATTAAATAAAGACCTTGAAGACGTGGTGGGAGCTACAGAAAAACTTCGCACACTAGGTAATCTGAAAGGTAAGATTTCCAACAAGGTATCGACTATTACTAAGGAGCATAAATTTTTCACAGAAAATACTGTCTGCCCTACCTGTAATCAAGACATTGAAGAGACCTTTAGAATAAATAGGATTAGTGACGCTCAAAATAAAGCAAAAGAGTTGCAGTCCGGTTATAAAGAACTGGAGGAGGCAATTAAAAACGAGGAAGAGCGAGAGCGTCAATTTACTATCCTATCCAAGGAGATTACAACACTAACGCATGGCATTTCTCAAAACAATATTAAGATCGCTGGATGTCAACGACAGGTCAGAGATCTGGAATCGGAAATTCAAAAAATTACCGATAATCTTGCAAACAGAAATACTGAGAATGAAAAGTTAGCTACCTTCAAAGACAATCTAAAAACTACATACGACGAACTTGCTCAACGCAAGGAAACTATTAACTACTACGATTTTTCGTATAGTCTACTAAAAGATGGTGGAGTTAAATCCAAAATCATTAAGAAGTATTTACCGCTGATAAATCAGCAAGTCAACCGTTATCTTCAGATGATGGATTTCTACATCAACTTCACACTTGATGAGGAATTTAACGAAACCGTCCAGTCTCCAATTCACGAAAACTTTTCTTATTCTTCTTTCAGCGAGGGAGAGAAGATGAGAATTGATTTAGCACTCTTGTTTACCTGGAGAGAGGTGGCAAGGATGAAGAACTCTGTAAATACTAATCTATTGATTATGGATGAAGTATTCGATAGTTCTCTTGATGGATTTGGAACAGAAGAATTTTTAAAGATCATTCGGTTCGTAATCAAGGATGCAAACATCTTTGTCATCTCTCATAAAGAATCTCTGCACGATAAGTTTGCAGATGTAATTCGATTTGATAAAGTGAAAGGATTTAGTAGGATGATCTGATGCCAACTTTTAGGCACAAGGAAACTGGCAGAAGAGTATTTTTTGCACATATACCAAGAACTGCTGGTAGATTTGTTGAGGCAAACTTACTAGAGAATGGATTCACCTGGGATGATGATTACTTAAATCAGGGTCATGGTGTAATGTCGATTGTGAATGGATATGAGATTGCACATTATCACAGAGAGCACTATGAGAAGTATCTCAATGTTAATGGCATCCCACATTTTTCTATAGTCAGAAATCCAATCACCAAATTCATCTCAGGATCAATCTATTTGAAAAGAGCTTATGGTGATGATATTCAATCTATAATGGAAGATCCATTTATGTTTTCTTCTATGATAGAAAATTTACCATTAGAGGGATCAATAAATTGGTATAGACCACAAGTTGATTTTCTTAGATCGGATACTAATGTTTGGAAATTTGAAGATAGATTAGATGATGAGTTTGTAGAGTGGTTGAGTAATATAGTTAAAGTTAAATTAAATTTTGATAAAGACATTTACTATCCAAAGGCAGATGACGAGGGAAATAAATTGAAAAGAACTTCAGAACTTGAAAATACAATTAGGATGATGTACAAAAAAGATTTTGAAGTATTGTATCAAAATATGTAAAATATAGTAAATATAACGCCAACTTCATTAAGTTAGCATACGCTAACTAAATATTGATAGAATTGGAGAAACGATGAATTAAAACCTCTTCGTTATTTTTTGTCCATAGCATGGAGGAAAACATGCATAATTTACTATCATATAATCAGTTAGCTGGATGGAAACAAAGCATTCAGAAATTAACAAAAACATTAGATAGCACAATGGAGGAATCTGATTTACTCAATGATTATTACGATTGCTTGATAGAGTGCAGTGATGATCAAGCAACCTGTAAAAGAGTTTGCCGAAACATTTTAGCGTAATTGACTGCTATAGACACTAGGAGAACTGTCACCTAATACCCCCGCCTTTGGTGGGGGTTTGGTATTATAGGTGCATACAAGACAAAACACATGGCAGTCAAGCACGAAATCAAATCTCAACTTGCTAAACTCCTTGCTACTGAGGATTTGATTGTAGAACATAAAAACTGTGAAACTGCTTGCTTTAACGTTCATACTCGTGTTCTGACTCTCCCAATGTGGGAGAAGGCAAGTAATACTGTCTATGACCTTTTGGTGGGACATGAGGTTGGCCATGCACTCTTTACCCCCGATGAGAACTGGTTGGAAAAAGTTGCTGTTCCTCCTCAGTTTGTGAATGTGGTTGAAGATGCTAGAATTGAGAAATTAATGAAACGCAAGTATATGGGACTTGCAAAGACGTTTTTCAAAGGTTATCAAGAACTAAATGACGAGGACTTCTTCTCTATATCTGGCGGGGATGTTGATGATTTCAACCTTGCTGATCGTGCAAATTTATATTTTAAGATCGGTAATTTTCTAAACATCAAATTCACTGAAGAGGAAATGGCAATCATTCGTATGATCGAAGGTTGTGATGATTTCGATGACGTTCTTTTAGCAGCAGAGGTTTTATATAAGTTTTGTAAGAAAGAGAAAGAAGAGAAGGTAGATGATATGCCGATGCCATCCAGTGAAATGGGTGGAGAGTCTGATCAACCTGCAAACATGGAGGTAGAGCAGCAAGAGGATGCTCCTGGTGAGGGTTCTGGTGAATCTGGAGAGCAAGAGATTACTAGTCAGGGTGATCAGGTTGCCAGCGCACCTCTGAGTGATGAACCTGAGGTGCAAACTGCAGATTCTCTCCAAGGAAACTTGCAGGATCTTATAAATTCAGAATCAATGGAGAATGTTTATGTTGAGATTCCTAAGGTTGATCTGAAATATATTATTGCCGAGAACAGAGATGTTCACAAAGAGATTGATGCTTGGTTCAATCATCAGAAGAATAATTGTTCGCTAAGTATTTTTGAGACAGTTGATGAAGAGTTTATCAAGTTCAAGCGTAATGCTCAGAAAGAAGTCAACTATTTGGTGAAAGAGTTTGAGTGTCGTAAGGCAGCAGATTCATATGCCCGTGCTACCACTGCTCGCACTGGTGTTCTTGATACCTCCAAACTGCATACTTACAAGTACAACGAAGATCTATTTAAAAAAGTCTCCGTGATTCCTGATGGTAAGAATCATGGTCTGATTTTTATTCTTGACTGGAGTGGTTCTATGAGCCGTGTGATGTTGGACACGATCAAACAACTCTACAATCTAATCTGGTTTTGTAAGAAAGTTTCCATTCCTTTTGAGGTTTATGCTTTTACGAATGAGTGGAAGAAACCAGAATATAATTATGAAACAGGTGATGTAATCAACCCGGCAGATTTCACCTGTTCATATGAAAAGAAAGAAAATCTCCTTGCTATAAGTGAACATTTTTCTTTGATGAATTTGCTGACCAGTAAGACTAATGGTAAGCAACTTGAACATCAGATGATTAACATTTGGAGAATTGCCAAAGCATTCTCTAATTACTATGGAGCTCCTTACTCTGTCCCTACCCGTTTAGGATTGTCAGGCACCCCTTTGAATGAAGCATTAGTTTGTCTTCATCAGATCCTCCCTCAGTTTCAGAAGCAGAACAAACTACAGAAGGTTCAGTGTATTGTCCTGACTGATGGTGAAGCAAATCATCTTTCCCGTCATGTTGAGGTCAAGCGTCCCTGGGAGAGTGAACCTTACATGGGAGTTCGTCAGTTGTCTGGTGGTGTTACTTTCCTTCGTGATCGTAAGACTGGTAATACCTATCAAGTTCCTTATGGTTGGCACGGATTCTCTGACTTAATGTTGCAGAATCTGCGTGATAATTTCCCGTCTGTAAACTTTGTGGGTATCCGTGTTCTTGAGGGTCGTGATAGTAATCACTTTATGAAACTATATTATGATCAATACTCTAATGAGTATCGTAAAATTCAAAATGATTGGAAGAAACTACGTAGTTTTACTATCAAGACCTCTGGATATCATGCATACTTTGCGATGTCTGCGGCATCACTTTCTCAGGATGCTGAGTTTGATGTTGATGAAGGTGCTACCAAAGCAAAAATCAAATCTGCATTTATCAAGTCTCTCAAGACTAAGAAACTAAATAAGAAGGTCCTGGGTGAGTTTATGGAGTTGATTGCATGAGCGAATACAGAGAAGATTGGAGAGATATTGCTAAAGCATCAGAGAAGGATCCTAAGGTCATGGAGATCCTCACTAATGGTCCTAAATCTTTATCCCAGGCATACCTTCTAGGAGCCATGCGATACAAGTATGGACGAAAAGGAAACTGACCATTCAGGGGGCATACCGCCCCCTTTTCCGTTTATAATAATTTCAGTTCAAACAAAACAAATGGGTCTGTCCAAAGAAAGCATCGTTGAATGTCTCCGCGAATCATATGGCGAGTCGGTCACGTCTGCTGAGATTAAGGCATTCTGCATGATGAACGAGTTCAACTATCAGACTGTAACTAACAAACTGACCGACTATAAAGTTGGTCGCGGTAAGTGGAATCTAGAAGTAACGAAAGAGACTGTAGAAGAACTGGAAGTATCATATAGTGCTCCTGCAGCATTGCCTGCGATCGAACAAAACCTTATCCCTCAGAAAGATGATACCTTCGTCCAGTTTGGTAATTTTACAGATATTAAAAAGATTATTAAGTCCCGTGTATTCTATCCAACGTTCATTACAGGACTTTCTGGCAACGGTAAAACGTTCAGTGTTGAGCAAGCGTGTGCTCAACTGGGCAGGGAACTTATCAGGGTCAACATCACAGTAGAAACCGATGAAGATGATCTTATTGGCGGTTTCCGTCTTATTGGTGGTGAGACCGTCTGGCACAATGGCCCAGTCATTGAAGCACTCCAACGTGGAGCAGTCTTGCTCCTTGACGAAATCGACCTTGCCTCAAACAAAATCCTTTGTCTCCAGTCTATTCTTGAAGGAAAGGGAGTTTTCCTCAAGAAGATTGGCAAATGGGTTGCGCCCACAGAAGGTTTCCAAGTATTCGCAACCGCCAATACCAAAGGTAAAGGTTCCGACGACGGACGATTTATTGGAACTAACGTGCTCAACGAAGCATTCCTTGAGCGATTCCCAGTGACTTTTGAGCAGGAATATCCTGTTGCTGTTACAGAACAGAAGATCCTTGGTAAGATCTGTGGGGATGAGGAGTTCTGTAAGCGTCTCTCTGACTGGGCTGACATCATCCGTAAGACCTTCTATGATGGTGGTATTGAGGAAATCATCAGCACCCGTCGTTTGGTTCACATTGTGAAGGCATACAGCATCTTCGGAGACAAAGCAAAAGCAATCCAAGTTTGTGTCAACCGTTTTGATGATGAAACCAAGCAGGCATTCTTGGAACTGTATGACAAGGTTGATGCTGATTTCGTGATGCCCGGTGATAGTGTCACCATTGACGGTGAGGTTGCATACTGATATAATATGACTAACTCATGGTCTTTACTATTTGATGAATTGAATATGTCTAATCAAGATTTTTGGCATGAAGATGGATTTAGTCTGACAGGTAATCCTGGCGCGGCATCTTCTGATACTATTATTTCTGGTTCTTCTGGAACCGACACTATTAGTTTCGGTGCCGCACAACCCGCACATGACTTTTCTTATTTGAATTTGGGAAGTCCAGATACAATTTCACTATCCTCCGATACATTAAATCTGAACATCCCAGATCTTCCGACCATCGACAACGCCAATGGTCGGTGGAAGTATAATGAGGATGTAATCCTCAAAGAAATTAAGGATTATCTTGGTGGAACCTATCGGTCTCACTATGCTTCTCCTGAATCAAAAACTCAGACACTTGATCTGATTGAGTCCGTTGGTGATGCAGAACCATTCTGTAGATCCAATGCACTTAAGTACCTTTCTCGTTTTGGTAAGAAGGATGGTAAGTCTAAGCAGGATATCCTGAAGGCAATCCATTATTGTATTCTTCTTTACCACTTCGCTGGCCTCTGTAATGAAAACCCGCAACCCTATGAAACTTTCTGATAAAACTATTTCTCTCCTGAAGAACTTTTCTTCTATCAATCAGTCTATTCTGTTTAAAGAGGGTAGTAAACTTCGCACCATTAGTGTGATGAAGAATATCCTTGCAGAAGCAACTGTAACCGAAGAGTTTATGAAGGACTTTGGGATCTATGATCTCAATCAGTTCCTTAATGGTCTGTCTCTTCATTCTAGTCCCGAACTTGACTTTGCTAATGACGGATATGTAATGATCCGCGAAGGTAAGTCTCGCTCCAGGTATTTTTTTGCAGATCCTAATGTAATCGTGACCCCTCCAGAAAAAGATATTAGTCTTCCTACAGAAGATGTATGCTTTGAGGTGAGCACCGATCAACTGGAGAAACTGCTTAAGGCATCTGCTGTATACCAACTGCCCGATTTGTCTGCTGTTGGTGAGAACGGTGTCATTAAACTGGTTGTTCGTGATAAAAAGAATGACACATCCAATGACTATGCTGTGGTTGTTGGTGAAACAGAAGCAGAGTTCTCCTTTAACTTCAAAGTTGAGAACATTAAAGTTCTCCCTGGAACTTATGAAGTGGTTGTATCACAAAAACTTCTGTCACGATTCACTTCCAAGAACCATGATCTGACTTATTATATTGCTCTAGAGCCTGATTCTACTTTCGGATGAATATCTTTGTGACCTCTCCCAGTCCTTGGGAATCTGCCAGGGTGCTCCCTGACAAACATATTGTCAAAATGCCCCTAGAGACTTGTCAGATGCTTGCTATTGTATGCTCTGACAAGTGGGGTCATAACTTCGGTACTCTTCCCAAGGCAGATGGTACTCCCTATGCCACTGAGAAGGGTGCATTCCGTAATCACCCTTGTACTATCTGGGCAAATGATTTTGTAATGAACTGGCAGTGGCTTCTTACTCATGGACTTGCTATGTGTGATGAATACACCGCTCGCTATGGGAAGGTTCATACCTGCCACAAAACTCTCCTGGCAGCGAAGGAAATCCTACCCACGGGTGATCCTACAGGACGCTCTGGTAAGGGTCCTAAACCCTTTGTCTTTGCAGGACCTGATGAGTTCAAGTATGATGTAAGTATTGATATCTTCACTGCTTACAAACGTTATATTTCATCTAAATCTTGGGTGAAAGATAATTACCTTCGTCTTCCTGATCGTAAACCAGAATGGATATCATAATGAAGCACATTCTTTTTACTTTAAAAGATTGTTCACTTGAACTTATTAATGATGAGGAGTTTATTAGAAAACTTCTGTATTATACAACTAAAGAGTGTAAATCAACTTTGTTGCACCTGGCAGTTCATAAATTTGAACCTCAAGGTGTAACTGGATTTGCTATGCTTGCTGAGTCTCACATTAGTATTCACACCTGGCCCGAGAAGGGAATAGCAGTGTGTGATGTCTTTACATGTGGGGATACCGCTATACCAGAAATTGGTGTAGAATATATGAAAGAACAATTGAAGGCAACTGATATTGTGTCTCATGAATTTGTTCGTCCTTTAGAATGAAAACTACTTTAACAGTTGATGAAAATGGCATTCTAACCTTCCCCAAGAAACTTATGGAAGAAACTGGTTGGGAGGAGGGAGATGTGCTAGAATGGATTCCTAATGATGATGGTTCGTTTACTTTGGTGAAAAAAGAACATGCGTGATGAATTTTTGTGGGTTGAAAAATATCGACCCAAAACTATTGAAGATTGTATTTTACCAACAAATATTAAGAAGACCTTCCAAGACTTCCTAGATAAAGGTGAGATACCTAACATGCTGCTTTCCGGTCCTGCAGGATGTGGCAAAACAACGGTTGCTAAAGCACTCTGTAGAGAACTGGGAGTAGATGTTTATGTCATCAATGGATCCGATGAGGGACGCTTCCTTGATACGGTCAGAAATACTGCAAAGAATTTCGCTTCGACCGTCTCACTTCAAGCAACTGACAAACACAAAGTCATCATCATCGACGAAGCTGATAACACAACAAACGACGTACAACTCTTACTTAGGGCGTTTACAGAGGAGTTTTCTGGCAACTGCAGATTTATCTTTACCTGTAACTTCAAAAATAAAATCATCGAACCCCTCCACTCTCGATGCGCCTGTATTGACTTTTCAACCAATTCCAAAAGCAAACCCCAACTTGCCGCCCAGTTCTTCAAACGTCTCCAAGAAATCTTGGATACAGAAGGTATTGAACATGATAACAAGGTCCTGGTAGAATTAATCAACAAACACTTCCCAGATTGGCGTCGTGTTCTTAATGAGTGTCAACGTTACTCTGCCGGTGGTAAGATTGACACTGGCATTCTTGCAACCTTTAGTGATGTAAAAGTAAATGATCTGGTTAAGAAACTTAAGGAAAAAGATTTTCCCGAAGTACGTAAATGGGTTGTCAATAACCTGGACAATGATACTTCTGTTTTACTGCGTCGTATTTACGATGCTTGTTATGATTCCATGGTTCCGAATAGTATTCCTGCTGCTGTGCTTACTCTCGCTAAGTATCAGTATCAAATGGCATTTGTGGCAGATCAAGAAATAAACATGTTAGCCTGTCTCACTGAAATTATGGTGGAGTGTGAGTTTAAATGAATAAACATGGGAAAAACGCCATTGGTATTTTTGAGGGTCTTAAAGAAGAACGTTGTGCTGATGTTCTAATTAGCACAACTGCTTGTCAACACGTTTATGCCCTGAAAGGTTGGATACCACTAAATTGGTGTCAAGACGTAACTAAACCCTATGACATTGTTTTTATGAGAGGAGAATATCCAAACATTGATCATCTATTTGTTCAAATAAAAGCGACAACTCAAAGAACTCATAATAAATCAAAAATTCATGTCAAATCTTCAAGAGAAAGACAACTCGAAGCAAACGAAAAAAACAATTTAACCAGAAGTGGTAGAAACCAAAAAAGTGAAATATCTTTAAGAGGAAATCAAGCAAGTGCTAAGAGAGGTGGAAAACCCACAAGACCTCATGGATATGATGAATTGTTCGCTATAAATGAGAATGGTGAGTATTGTATTTGGGATGAGTCTTCTCTCTCAAACAATGCTAGCACAAAAGTTTTTGGTTCGGATTGTAAGGAGCAGGGTTGTCTAACTCTCACCTTATCTGGTATAATTCCAGGAGTGTAAGTTCAAGTGAATAAGAATGAACTAGAGGAACTCAGATATGATGTAGCACATTACTTACTCAGTAAAATGAGTAAGGGTTCTCAGTTTCAATATGCTCTAGATCGTATGATTCAACTCTGTGATCACTATGAT